TGGTCTTTAATTTGTTCTTCTAAATTGTAATGATAATCACTTAGTTGTTGAAACATTCTAATCACCAATAGTGTAGCCATAATTAAATCATCCTGGTCGCCTATTTTGGCCGCATAACTACCACCACTTGCTACAAATGCTTTTAATTCAGATATAAGACTGCGACTATTTACTTTTAGTTTTTTATTTTCTACTAGTGTTTTGAACTTGGCACAAGCTTGTATTTTAGACTTATTAGTTGTAGTGAAACCTTTACGCTTTTTACCTGGCTCGCTTAAAAAAGCACCTGGTATATTGTGTTCCCCATATTCATTGAGTGATACTAGTGCGGCTTCGCCTATAGAATTATTCTCTATTGAATAGTAAAGATTATCGGGTTCATCGGTGCATTCTACAATATACTTGTTTATTTGTGATAGTAGTTTAATTTGATTAGGAATATCAGTTTTATTATGCTTCCACTCACCAATTTGAGTAGTAGTATTTGCTTCATATATTTGTATAGCAGCAGGATCGCCGCCTGTACCAATGCTGGGATCTAGTCCAACACAATAGATATTGCCCTTTTCAGGTTTTTTATACCAACGAATTTGTCCTATACGGGTAACGGGTTCAATTCCCTCAAGTTGAATAAGAGTATTTGGATTAATCAGTGTTTCATCAGCAATAATGAACTCGCATCCTATTTCTCGATTGAAACGATCTTCTCCAAGTTGGGCTTTCATTCCCTCAGCCCATTTTTCATCTCTGCCTGGCTGTTCGCTCCAATGCGCTCGATATGCTTTAAATCCATTTATTCCAACTGGGGTAGTATTACCAAACTCATCTTCTGTTTTGTTAGCGCCTTTCCAAATAAAAGCAAATTGATCCTCATCTGAGTTTGGAGTTGAAGTGATAATCGCCTTACCGCCAGTGGATAGAGTTGGAGTTATAGCAGTCCAAAATTCTTTAGCAATACTTGGTCTAACGAACGCAAACTCGTCTAAGTATAACAGTGTGATAGACATACCACGACCTGTATTTTCAGTAGTAGTTGCTGAAACAATGCGACTACCATTTTCGAAATCCAATGACCCTTTGTTATATGTTGTTACACCTGCTTTGATATAATCTGGACAATTCTCATATGCATATCTAATACGCTGCATAATTTCTTGTGCGCCAGTATATTTGTGTGCAGCAACTAATATAGTAGAGTCAGGTACGAACATAGCGTACCATAGCAAATACCCAGCAGCCGAAGTAGATTTACCACTTTGTCGAGGCATAAGTGATATTGAGTAACGATAATTATGATAAGTATCGATTAGTCGCTTTTGATAGCCCCATGGCTGGTACGCCATACTACCCTTAGTTGGGTGCTGTATGTAGAAGAAATTACTCATAAAGTAAAGATATCCAGTAACTGGATCGCAGCACTTCATAAAATCATCTAACTGCGTTTGATTGGCGAAGTGGGTCTTTACATATGGGTTTTTAACTAGTGAGGCTGTTCCAGTTTTACTCATAAGAGTATTTAGCTGGCATTAACCCATTGTGCGTATTATAAACTTAACCGATTAAAACTCTACTCGATATTGAAAAACAACACCATTCATTTGATTTTTAGTGCTGGTTGGAATAATTGTCCATTTTGTTTGGGGCGTATCTGTAAAAGAATTCATTAGTGTCGCAATTGCAGCACCTGTTGCTGCGCTCAAAACATTAAAAGTCATGTCTTTGTACGATGCAGTAGAACCAGGATGATGTATATCTCTTATTTCTTTTATGAGCCCGGGTATAGAACCCAACAATGTACCATAAAAAAATTGATTTGCAGGGGTCTGAGCATCACTAAAAAAACTAGCCCCTAGTATTCCTAACCCCATTGATACTGTAAAATGTTTAACTTTATCTTGCCCAATCCAAGCATCTGAGTTAACAATTTCAGCTTTTGTGTAATTTATTGTACCAAGTAGACTGAATCCAATAGTTACTGCAACTACATAAGTGCATACTTTTTTATTAGTTTGCTTTTTTGCAGTTGCAGCAACTTTTTTTGGCATTTTATTTTATATCTAGTGGGCGCTGCTTAGTAGCGACGATGCAGTAGTATTTTTCGTGAAATACTTTTTCAACTCCATTTGCATCGGGTTCAGTTTTAACATCGAAGTCTAAGTTATTAAACACATCGATATTAAAGCCAGTTCGGTCTAGCAGTGCAGCTAACATAGTCTCACCAAAAATACTATAGTGATTTAGATTTGCCTCGTGATTTCGTTCGCCACCTGGGGCAGGCACTTCAATATAAAGCTTACCATATTGTGTTAGAACGCGATTGTATTCCATTAAACTAAAGATAGGATATGGGCTATGTTCTAGGGCGTGGCGTAGAAAGATAAAATCAACGCTTTCATCATAGTAACCATCTTTTTGTGGTAAGAAAGTTAGATCATATGGCTTAACTGCATGGCCTTTATCTTCACATATTTTGATATCGCCGGGTGATAGCGTAACTCCAGTTAAATCAGTATATCCACGTGCTTTCATTTCATCTAAGAAATAGCCTGGGCCGCAGCCTAAGTCTAAAATCTTAGCATCTTTTTTAAGATTAATTGGGTCGATATATTGTTTTACGATTTGTGAAGTAAGATCCTTATGAAAGGGGCTCTCACCTTCTTCGTAAATATGTGCTGTATAAAGCCATTCGTTATAGAGTTTTAACTTTACTAAATCAAGGGTGTTGTTAATATCAATCATCTGAATATCCTATAAGTTATATAAGATTACTTATTCTAAATGATTGTTGCTATATTATTTTTTCTTATAGCCTTTAAATGGTTTTACTATACTTTGAGTATTTGTATCAGATAGTTCTTCGCTATCTAAATCACCATTATTTAAATCTATATACTCTAAGCCAGCCGCTTTATATGCCATATTAAGCATAGCTTGTTCTTCTTTAGTGTAAGCATGTGCCGTGTTGTGTTTACCTACCCAACTTTCAGCAGGCATTTCTATTGGGTTTATACCATCGCTACTTGCGACAGCCATCATTAAACGATTTAAATCATATAGCTTATCATAAGTATCCATTTTCTTTGTAAAAATATTTAACCCGCGGGTAGGTTGTTGTTGATGTTTGGATATTTTACCCATCTTAGCTTCAGTTATAAATTCACTGGCTCTCATTTTCTTTTGTATCCCGCAAAAGGATTTAAAGGACTGTGGATATCGGTATCACTTGTTTCTTCACTTTCTTTACTAGTGACTAATAATTTACCTTTAAGGCCCATTTCACCTAAAGCAAAGTCAATATCTTCTTCTATATCTGGATTCATGTAGCCTGATACGATTTGATTTTCTCCCCAAACCGTATCTTTATCTATTTTAGGTATATCGCCGTTGCGAGCCGCTCGTGCACCGGCCAATGCCACAGAAAATCTATATTGTAAATATGCATTTTGATTTTGTAACTCTGGTATTACCCAAGTAGCAGGTAATGGATTGGTAATTCGATCAGGTAACTTGTTTTGTTCAGTTATAAACTCTTTAGCTCTCATGACGCCTGCTGAGTAGTAATAGGTTGTAGATATTCTGTTCCTAGAACATTTGTAGGAGATTGATTTAGTGCTAAACTCATTCCAGGAACTGCATTATTATAAGTTACTTGATAGTTTATAAAGTTGATCATTTGACCTGTTATAAAGGGATTAACTAACAGTATTACATTACTATCTGCTACTATCATGCTGTATTGAGTTATAGCATTACCATTAAATAGTGCGCTGTGGCCAGTGTATTTTACTCCTGTTTGGTCATCTTTAATAGCAGCAGTTATAGTGATGTTTTGACTATCTGATGTATTAGCGGCAACTGAGTTAATTTGAAATATGCCTTGAGTAAAAGCATTTGCAGAGATACTAAAAATCTCTTGAGCAGTATTCCCGTAAGTGATTACTTCAGCAGTATTATATGCAGTAGCAAATAACTGAGTAAAGTTGTTATTTACTTTAGTAAAGGCCGTGCGTAGGGGGTCACCTTCACCGTCATTCGCTTGCGCGCCAATATTAATAATTTCTTGTGCCATATAGAATCCCGAGATTATAATCTATTTATCTGGTTTCTATTTGTTTATCTTATCGTATATTGCTTTTTGTTTGTTATACCAATCTTGCCAAGATTCGACTTGGTTAGCGCAAATGTGATATTTTGTATAATTATTGGTAACTGTAGTCATCAATTCACTTAGATAAACAGTGGGCTTGTCAAGTGTTTCTAGTGGTTGGCATTTATCCATTAAAATTGCAGGTGCGTCAGGAAATTTTTGTGTGATAGGGATAGTATGGCATCCAGCAAGTAACATAACTGCACAAAATAGTAGTATATTTTTCATTTGGTTAGTTTTATTGGTGGCTTTGTAGCAGCATTGTGATCTTGTGTAGTGATAGGAGTATCTGTAGTAACGATAACATCTTCATCTACTTTTTTATTTTGTGCGGCTGCATTGTGTGCTTTGATTACAGATTGAGGTATAGGGCAAGTATTGTCGTATTTTACAACTTCTCGGTCGATATATTTTATTACATCCTCACCCTTTTCTTTTATAATTTGTTTTTTTGTTACTGTTTGTGTTACTATTTCAGTATTAACATTGGCTGCTCTAACTTCCGCCTCAGCTAATTTAACTTCCAAGTCTTTTATTTTAGCATCCCAAGACTGTGATTCTGCTAACTTACCTTCAGAGTACAGACCAAATCCAAGCATAATTATGCCTATAACTTGGCAAGCTAATTGATAGGGTTTTACAAAGGGAATAAAATCTAATACGAATCCCACTATAACCAATATAATACCCACAGCAAGAATTGCATGAGTCATCCATTCGGTTATAAAAGATAGTAACCACATACACTTATTTATCTATAAAATCGTTTTAATCACTTACTACCGATCCATTGGGAGCTAGACCTCCTTCTACACCTATCTTAGCAAACTCTGTGATTAGGTTAGGGGGTAAGAATTTATAAAGCATATGTTCCATATCACAATATGCTTGCCCACTATTAATGCATTTTTTAATAAAGGTCAATCCTTCTGTGTAGGTATTAATAATTTTGTCTGTTTCTTTAGTAGGCCAAGACCATAACCTAGACATATATTGTGTATCTATTCCATTAACGAAAAGTGGGAACTGTGATTTTTGTCTGTTTGCAATGATTATTCTATCGGGCAATAATTCATACCTACTTAATTTAAAATTGTCATTTATTATGTATCTGCCGGATATTTTATGTACTCTATCTATCCCATTAAAATCATTATCTTCTACACAAATTTTTAATGCGGTTAAGAAACATATAGGTTCTATTAGATTTTTGATTATATCTTGACTAGTAAATTTAGAATTGTTAGCTAACGCCCATTCTTTAGTTGCGTATATTTCTTTAACTTCAGTATCATCAGTACAGTCTATCAATAGATCGGTAGCATCTAATAGCATAGCATTTTGTCTATCGTTCAATGGATTGGGAGCACTTTCAATAAGTATTATTTTAGCATCAGGTACTTTTGCTTTGATACTGTTTATCGTAAGTAGAGTTTGCCGTAAGCGATCTATTGGGGTAAATACTCCCATATCAACATTAATTGCGCT